AGGTTTTAGCTCTAAATTATTAATGCTTGATTCTCGCAAAGAGCCACAAATAAGTGCAGAAGATAGTGCTTTACTTGATAAGGCTGCTGAGGGTATAGATGAAGTTCCTTTTTAGAAATGGTATCAATAGCAGCTTATAAGAATCTAGGCAAAAAAAGCAAGTATCGTAATAAAAAGATTAATGGCTATGATTCTATAAAAGAGTATAGAAGGGCCTGTGTTTTAAAGGATATGGAGAAACTGGGATTAATTACGCACCTAAAAGAACAACAATCATTTGTTTTGCTAGAGTCATTTACTGATAATCAAGGCAATAAAGAAAGAGGTATCACTTATAAAATGGATTTTACCTATTTTGATACTCATAAAAATTATCTAGTCGCTGAGGATGTCAAGGGTTTTAGAACATCGGTTTATACAATGAAAAGAAAGATGTTTAAAAAGCTATATCCTCAATATGTGTTTATTGAGAGTTAAACTGGCCCACCGTCCGAGAAATTATTTGTATAAGTATCGTTTTCTAGCGAATCTCTACCAGCTATAACAGTAGGATTAGTGCCAGTATATTTAGTTGTCCCGAATCCTATTGTTCCATCATCAAAAGTAAAGTCACCAGCTATTGATGCGGCCCCCCAGTTTATATAAATGCTGTCGAGATTTGCAGTACTATATGCATTACTAAAGTTATCAGCCTCCATCATTTTATAAGGTTCCCATGCGCCATGATCTACATCAGCACTAGTATTCCAGAAGCAAAACTCACCATTTAGCACATTAGATACATCTACATTCTGAGTACCCTCACCATCATATAAAAGTGAATCACGGAAAGCATTAAATAGATTATTAAAATTAGACCATGGCCAAGAAGCTATGCCTCCTATTGTTGGTAGCAATGGACACGATCTTGCAAAACTAGCTATATTAGTCATTCCAGTCATACTAGAAGCGGCTACATTAAGCTCAATTAAGTTAGAACAACCCCAAAATGGGCTAGCTCCTGCGCCAAATACTATTGTATCAGTATTTTTTGCCCTAATTAGTTTGTCTTTATCGCCACCGTTGGCGAAGTTAAAGCCAGTGGCAGATCCTAGAATTCTTATTTCTTTTGATCCAATTGAATCAAAGGTTATCAGGCTATCAGCATCAGAATTAACGACTTTTACTATTTTATTGTCTGTGTCATCAACAACTATGCAGTTATAAACCCCCCCTGGTATTAGGGGTAGGTCAAATTGATTGTTTGCAGAAGTTCCAGCCTCATCAGTTTTTATTTCAAAAGAGGAAGAAGGCCTATTTATATCAGTACCTGCATTAGTAACTAAGGATGTAAACATTTTTAACTAAAATTATATTGTGCTATTCCGTACATATTAGTGCCATCACTAATAAAGCTAATTATATCAACTGCGTTAGATCCTGTGCTTAATACTGGCGTGAGTCCAGCAGGAAATTTATATGCAGAGCCAAAACCTATTGTTCTTGATCCTGTTATATCTTGCTTGATGGTTAAGATATAAGTTGCGCCATCCTTCATGTTAGTTGGATTATCTAGAGTTCTGTTATTTGTTAAGATAACGGATGTTACTTGATTATCATCTAGGTCCCAAGCTATATTTACTGCATCTGTTAATGTTGATGCATTAAAATTCTGTTGTTTAGTGAATTCTTGAGCAACATTTGTTTTGGCAGTATCTGCATCATAAGCTTGAACGCTTGATCCAATATCACCCGACACAAGAGCATTTGCAATCTTAGTAAGATTAGCATCTGTTACAAATCTCTTATTGCTAGAATCTGTTATATTTGCAGTTGTGGTAGTATCTATATTAGAAACATTTCCTAAGCCCACATCGCCTTTTACTAATGCTAGATTAGTTTTGGCTGTTGTTGGGTCGTCAAAATTATTATTGCAAGTTCTAGAGTCGCTTAATCTAGTGTCATTACCTTCAGCTACATCACCAGCACTAGAGCCAAAGTTTTTATTGAAAGCAGTATTCTTAGAGAATAACGGCTCTTTTTCTGAGTCAAGTTCATCAATAGCAGCCTGAACAGTAGTTGATGAAATAGAGCCAGCAGCAACATTGGTTATTTGTGAAGCTGTATAATCACCATTTTGAGAAACTACTGCGCCAGTCCTACTATGCACAGAATTAACAGCATCAGTATTATCTAGCTTGTACCATAAGGCACCGTTATATCTTGCTTGATCTCCAACATCAAAAGTAATATTCCCAGATCCTAAATCTTGAGTGCCGCCAGTTGTTACATCATAAGTATCTCCTGCGCTTCCTACTCCATCTGCTAAAGATGGGCTATTCGTAGCAGCATCCCATTCACCTTTAAGAGTCGCTACCCCTGCTGGTATCTGTGTTATTGGGACTTGACCACCGCTTCCCAATTCAGCTAGTCCATTTGGAACGCCCTTTAGTGATGTCTCTAATTTATCGGCATTAAGGTTGGTGAAATTATCATTTAATTTACCTCTGGTAATTAAGCCAGATTCACCATTAATTATTTCTTCTATTGTTGCCATTTTTTATTTAATTTAAGTTAATCAATCCAGTTTGCGTTGTCGTTCCAAACTCCGTTGTCGTTCCAGAATCCAGTTGCTAAGATCCACACGAGCCCTATTCCAGATCCTCCCAAAATATCTGAGGTTGTATCCCTTGTTATATTTGAAGTTATTTCTCTTGTTATCATAACTCTAATATTCTTTGTTGCAATCTTTTTGCCCTGTTACCTACCTGCCTAAACCATTTACTATCTTCCATCTCAATAGATGCTTTCTTGAAATCTTTGACATGAATTGCTTGAATGAATTTCTTAAACCCCCTAAAGCGATTAATACCAAGATTAAACATCATATTAGCAATAACTTCTTGTAGTTGATCCCCAAAATGGTCAAACCATCCGAACACCTCATGACAATCTTCAATCACTATTTCTATATCTTTCTTAAATAACTCTTCCACTCTTTCTTCACTTATTGGTGCTCCAACTGGTAAATTATATTCTTTATTGCCTTTGCGTATTAAATGACCTATCCCGCAAGTTTTCAATCCTAGAGAGTCAAGATAAACTTCATACTTAACGCCCTCATCTATTTTTAATTGTTTTCTTAGTCTTGACATATTCATAGTTCTATATCCTTAAATAATTCTATTATTATATCTTGATAACTACTATCAAATCCTATTGACATTTTTCATTAAATTTATATTCGTATAAAGCGATTCTTTCTTTGTAAATTCTTGAAACTTCTTTTGTCTCATTTACTGAAACTATTGGACTCTTGGCCCAGTTACAAAAACTATCCATCACGATTTTCTTTTTGCAGCCCATCAATAAAGTTATGAAGCTCATCATTATTATAATTCTCAATCGCATTCTCGACCTTATTTGTATTATTATTATCTTTGACTATAATAGCATTTTGCTTATTTATTAAAGCCTGCTTGCCATTTCTCTTACCCCAAAAGTAACCTATAAAAGGCAAAATAGCAATTATAAATGTCAATATATTTCTCATTTTTTCTTAAAAAAGCCTTTAATTTTATCAACAGATGTTGATCCTACTAACGCAACTCCACTCCATAGCGTAGTATCTAGCGAGCCATCTATCTTGTCAAACATTGTAAACTGATCTGACATAGCAACGCTAAAACCTTTACCAAAAAGTATCACTTTCCCTATTAACGAGTAGGTTATAAGAATAGCTCCTAATAATCGTCTTGATGACTTCTCCCCATCATCGCCTTGTAAAAAATTTATCATTAAAAATTATAACTTAAATTAGTAAAACAACCATGCCCCAATTTACTAGGCATGACACAACCAAAACCAACTGATATTTTTTTAGTTATTAAATAATCAGTAGACAGTCCATAGCTGATAAAATGCTCTTTTCTTGGACTAAACACAGTATTTTTGACCATGGTATTTGTAACAAATCCAGAATATATATATCTTCCATATCTTTTACCTAATTTAAAAATATCAGATTTAACCTTACTCTTTACATCTAGGCCATTTTCTAAGCTCCTCTTCTGGCTATGATTAAGCCTATTGGTATAAATACTTGCTACATAGTTCTTATATTCCTTGTTATATCCAACAATAATTGCTGGCCTAAACTTTCTTGAATTATAATGCAATTCATCATTAAACGCAAGTGTTGATATGCTTATAATGGGGCCTGCATTAGCTGATTGGATTATTAGCACTAGACTTATAATCATTAGCAATATCCTCACCTATTTCCTCCCATATTTTAGGTTTATCCAAGTCCAATTTATCAATTATTTTTTTCATGTAATAAGCTTGCAAATCAGAATGTCTCTTCTCAGACTCTTTAATCTTTTGGATTTCCTCCTTTAAATAACTAACATCATTTTTTAAATCATTCACAATATCTTGTAGGTTATTAGTTCTTTTCTCGGATCTCTTATCCTTGCTAGCACTTATTATAGCCATTATTATTGCTATTAAGGCCAGTACTGATAATATAAATATATAAGCGGTGTATATCATTGATATATTATAAATTCTTTTATTTTATTTAAAATATTATCCTGATCTAAACATGATGATTTGCTCATGCTCTTAGCAGATAATAATGTAATTATATATAATACCGTTTTATCTCTACTTATTATTGATGTTAACCAGAGATTATGAAGGTCATTTTCTTTATACCAGTTAGTACTTTCTACCACACTCCTAATTGATGGATAAAAGAATAACGCAGATAAATCTTGCTTATTGTTTTTGTCCCTTAAATAGAATCTTGATGCCAATGTTTGCTCGCCAAGCCTGACAAATAAACCATAAGAATTAACATCAATTTTCTGATCCATCGCATATAATGAAGGATGTATATCTTTTAAATTTACTATACAATTTCTATCTTTTTCTCTTGCATCGCAGGCCCTAGCAAGGTAGAATCTACCTAGCCAATGATCCATTAATGGGGGTGCTTTCTCTATATTAATCACACTTATAGATATTGCGGTTTTATCGCTGCATTTTATTAGTATACTATCTATATACTTAGTCATAGTGTCTGACTCTTTAATAATATTATAGGGCATCTTGTTTTTATGCTCTTCAACAGCTAGAAAGAAAGTTATGGTCATAGATGTTAATGCTATTGCTAGTATTATAGATTTACCCTTATGTAGCTTTATAGCACTTATTAATGTCTTTATTTGTGTTAATGCCTTGATTATGTTTATTATAAGGTTAAGTATCGCCATTATTTCCAGATCTCCGCATTTGAATAAATAATATTATGCTTTTTCAATAATTTCATATATTCTTTTGGTGATATATCGTTAGGATCTATATTGCTTGGCAAATGTCCTAGTTTTTGAGATTTTATAGTACATGCTTCTGAACAAAATACATCTGTATTATCTTCATCGGCCCTAAGAAGATCCTCAAATATAGGCCATGTATCTACAGCAGAATTAGTAGCGCCCTTAACATCATATTTTAAGCCTTTTAGCTCTTTCTCAACTTTCAGCAATGCGATTGGATTAACATATTTACGAACCTTAAAAGCATAAATTTTATTATGCCCTCCTATATCCTCTTTCCACTTGTCAAGTGTAAGGTGTCTGTATTTAGGCTTTTTAGCTTCACCAACATACACATCGCCGTTTTTAAGGAAGGTACTAGCTACATGATGACACTTTGACCAAGTGAATAGATTTATTATCCACTTCAAAGGGTATCTAAAAGTATTGTAAATACTGAATTTTCTTTTTAGAAAGAGTATGTGCATTAGCTAAAATCTACATTAATATTATTAACTTCCTCAATAGTTGTGCAAGCGTTAACTTGAGCAATTAAACTTCCTTCTGTTTGTCTTGCTAAAAGCTCATTATCTTCAATTAATGTTGCAATAGCTTCAAAATCTGCTTTATCTAAATTAACAACTTCTTGATCTGGATAAGTAAAATAAACCTTTGTATCAGTGTCATTTAATGAAGTTACCCTTCTCAAGATGGCGACTCTTGCATTTTGAGAATTAGCATAATCCTTGGCATTGTGAGTAACTGTTGATTTCTCAGATACAGTTTCTCGTATGGCTGATATTTCAGCTATCTTAGAATCTTTGGCTTCTGCTAATTTAATAGCAGAAATTTTAAGCTCAATATCAGACCACAATGGTTTTGTAAATTCTGTATTTTCCCAAATTAAACCGTCTATTGGACTTTCCCATGGTGTACCGTCTTGCTTAGTTTCCCAATAAACAAAGCCACCTTCAATTGTTGGATAAATATTTTTAATAGCTTTAATTATATTGCTCATATTACGCTCTAATTTCTGTTATTGTTATTGATGAGCTTAATGCTCCTCCATATCTCCTGTTACCGCCTGTGCCGTTAAAAGTTATACCTCCAGATATTCCATTGCCAGCTCTGACTTTAAAATCAATAGTGGATGTTGTGCCTGCAATCATATAATGGGATAACTGACAATTATTAAGAACACCTGCATTATTTTCAAACTGACCTGAGCAGGCTAGCGCATCTGTATCTGAATCTTTGAATAAAGCAAGAACTCCATTTACTAAACTGTTTCCTCCTGAAATTTGAGCTGATACTTCTATTTTTAATTTACTATTAGCGAATTTAGGTGTTATAGAAAGACTCATATACTGATCACCTTCATTGCTTTGAGGTATTGTATCATTATTAGGTATAATAGTAGACCCAGTTGCAACCGCCCCAGTCTCAAAATTTACTGTTTGTAATGCACTATTTAGATCTGCATCTGATTCTAAATTAACTTGAATCCAGTTTGGTCCCTCGTACACTAGCTCTAAAGAATCAATACTAAACTCAAGCGTGGTATCTTGATTTCTAACTAAAACTATATTTCCACCGCTAGTGTCATTGTCCAGAACGGTTATTGTGCCATTGACTCCATTATTCTTTAAAAGCAATCTATCACCAACCGAGCCACCAGTTATAACATTTAAAGTATCATCAACATTACCTTCACCATTTAATCTAATGTATGATCCAGTATAGCTAATAGAACCAGATGAAATAGTTTGAATGATTGGTGGAGTAGTTAGCTTTTGATTAATAGTTAAATTGTCAAAAGTACTATTTTCTGGATCATAATACAATTTCCAGTTCACAACATCAGTTAGGGCATTTCCTTCATTATTATCAGTTAAGGATTTGTAAAGTTTAGCTCCTCCAACCTCTCTTGTAATATCTCCTATATAATAATCAGTTGCAATTTCCCACTCTGGAATACCCTTTTGCATTATGTACGCAATTTGACTCGTGTTTATGTAGTTCAATCCCTGAAACTCCTCTACTGCTGGCAGCTCATCACCAGATATAGTAGCATCGTTCCAACCTTCCTCAAAAGCTGCGTTAGCTTGCAATACATCTAAGTCACTACTTGGAATACCTAAGCCATCTTGCAATGATCCGAATTGTCCGTTGTTAGTTGCATTACCAGCAAATATTTTTTGATTTTTTCTTACTAAATTTACCATTTATATATTTATGTTTTGGTTCTTTAAATAATTTAATGTAAAGTCATATTCTTCAACATCATTTGGCGTAGTCAGATTCTTAATGTTTACTATATGGTTATCATAGACAACCCAATTAGTATCGACAATATCCATCATCGCAACGGATAAACTCCTTAGGTCTTCTAGGTCTATTTCGTTTATAATGCCCTCGTGTATATATATAAATTTAGCGTCCTGAGGTGACAACCCCATCAACACCTTATTATCTAGTTTATTTAATTGCTCTAATATCAGATCCCTACCAGCTTTAGTCAAAGATAGCGTAATAGTGCCGTTGATTGTCAGCAACCTTAGTTCAGGTGAGCTAAAGTGGTAAATATCTAATGCTGTTAATTTCTCAGAGATAACCCCTTGTAGAACATTCGCATTATACTCACTTATTTCATCTGCGGTCAATTCTACATCCTGTCCATTTACCTTTTTATATAAAGTCATTATTTTATTCCATAAAGTTTAAAAGTACCATCAAATGTTCCAGCACTAAAGAAAATTTGTATTCCATTTACTGGTTGGGTATTTAAGAAAAATACACCGTTACCCGAGATTATAACACTACGCCCTGCTGTATTAGCATCATAACTTGCTTGATATGAAATATGTTTATTCTTTAATGATGAGTCTAGCCCATAAATATCAATACTGCTATTATATACTGACTGGGCTTGATTTCCTACCTGATTACCACCGCCGTTATCATTCAACACAATCTGACCATCAATATTATCATCATCTGATGCATTCCCACCTCCTGTATGCCTGCCTGATAGTGCATATCTATAACCTGTATTTTGCCAAACGCCACCGTTGTCATTAGAAAACCTAATATTAAGATTCACCATATTATTAGATGGAGTAACGCCACTACAAACCAACTTAAAATCTGAGTAATCAGATAAAGGTAAATTAATAAATTCTATTGCAACCGATCCTGATGCTACTTGCGTTTGCAATAAGTCATAACCCAATATTGCATTATGTAACTTCTCAGGAGTTAATGTTGTTGTGTCCTCATTTTCATTGTTAGCCTCTGTCTGAGTAGAGAGCCTATTTATACCCTCAAGAATTTCAGAAGAATTGTTTAGAATAGAATTGTCTAATTTATCTCCTGAGCCAATCACAGGAATTTCCCCATCTAAAGACCCAATGTTTTCAAATGCTGCTGTACCAAGACTACCAATAATGCCAATTGTATCTAAATCTATCAATAATTTCCAGTTCACAACATCAGTTAAGGGATTTCCTTCGTTATTATCAGTTAAGGATTTGTAAAGCTTAACAGTGCCAGTCTCTTTTACTATAGAATTTTCGTAGTATTTTGTGCCTGCATCATATTCTGCTATGCCCTCTTGAAGTAAATAGGCTATTTGGCTTGTCTCGATATAATGTAAAGCATTTTCTTCTTCCAAAGGCGGTCTTTTATCTCCGCTGATAGTGGCATCTTGCCAGCCCTGTAAGTACGCTGCTAGACTTTGTAGAACATCCAAATCATCACTTGTGTTTGGTGATAACGCTTGCGCAGACCCGAATTGGCCATTCTGTCCACCGTCTTTAGCGAATATCTTTTGTGTTTTTCTTTCAATTTTAGGCATCTATGACTTTATCATAAGTTAATATTTCGCCTTCTTTTGTGAAGCCGTCTGTATAATTTGTAAAACCTGTTATTGTGTTTGGAATTGCTGTTGCATTGTAATTAGTAAATCCAAACATTTTCTTATCTCGCTTTATTAAACCTCCCAATCCAACCCCCATAGGGCGAGGCAATAAACCCTTAACAAATGCAATAACTGCAAGATTAAGGTTAGGCCCAGTAACAAAATAATATATCTTCATCTTTTTAGTATCTGAAAGTATTAAATCAGCACCAAAATAGTTAAACAATCCTTCGTCAATTTCACCGTTACTATGATTAGAATTGTTCTGAACAATTCTAAGTTTCAACATAAATCTATAATCATCATCATTCAGTGCACCTGAGCTAAATATACTGTTATAACTTATGAACCCTCCCGAGTCTGTTAAATAGTTAGCGTAATCAGTAAATCCAACTGTCGTATCTGTTCCTAGCGTATCATAAGAGGTCATTCCAAAGAAATCACCTGTTGTATTTATTGAACTAGAAAATCTGTCAGTTCCAATGTACTTACCCAAGACATCTAGCTGTACACCTACCGCCGATTCTAAATCATAACCATCTTGAACTTGACAAGCTATGTTATCACTTAACAGAGTTCTAACATGTAGATCAATAGTAGCCTTAGCTTTCTCAAGCTTGTTATACTGGATTATAAGCAAATTAGTATAATACTCTATTGTACTTTCTAGCTCTATACTCATAATATAGTTATATCTATTCTAGCATTATCAACAATCCATTTCTCGTCTTTAGTATCAGTATTTAAAAAATCTACATAACTGACCCCATCGTTTGAAATTTCAACATTTAAAGGAACTCCACCGCCACCAGTTGCATTAATACCATCTTGAGCTACGCAAGTTATCGCTGCTGTGTTGGCTGACTCCCCAATAGTAAAATCAAGATTATCAGTTATATATTGCTTTATTCCATCCTCATCAAAACCTTGTGTTGGGGTTAGTTTTTGAATATCAAACCTAATATAAAGCTCTTTTGAGATTGGACGATCAAAAAGTATTGTAAAGATACTACCGTTTACTGTTGTAATATCTACGGCTATTGCGCCTTTCATATCACAGCCAGCATTTTTTGTAAAGTAAATTGCGTCTGCAATATCTGTATTCGCTCCACCCTCACATATTACCCATATACCGTGAGCTGGTATTCCATCGGCATCAATTACATCTGTGTAATTCTCATAAACTCTAGCATCGGTTACACCATCAATATTTAATAAGTTGCCAGTTAGAGAATCTATAAAACCTTTTGCTCTGTTAGCTGTTGATCTAGTTGCTCTTAATCTTAACTGCGAGTCTAACTCGCCATCAACCCCGACTTCTAAAACTCCTGTTGAGTTATCAATGTTAGTAACCCCTAGTACGACCGTAACAGGGTTTGTTATCGTATTAGGTATTGTTGTAATTGATCCTAAGTCCTTAGCTCTAAAAGTTAAATTATACACGCCTGCACTAGGTGCATTGAAAGTATCCAATAAAATAAATTCAGTTCCTGAGTCATCCGCCACCGTGTAACCCACTCCATCAGGATTATTTGCCTCTGCATCTAATCCATCTAGCGTTAGAGAGCGATCAACGGTTATTTGTACTTGTTGCTGGGTAAATGTTGCGCCCTGTCTTTGAATACCCAACAAAGAAACCCTTTGATCTAATACAACTCCAATTGCTTGCTCAATATCAAAACCAGAGTTAATTTGCTTTATAACCTCCAATAAATCTTCTACAGTTTGAGCATAAAGATTTATTAACTGTCCGTCTGGCGTGTTACTATCTACAATTATATCATTGCCATAAATAAGCTTGTAGCCGTCTTCTAGTTTAGTTATTATTTCTTGTATTGTGTCAATGGTTAAACCGTTGGCATCTAATGTACTCATAATGTAAAAAGTTTTGACATTTTACTTGACATATAAAAAACAGACTTATATATTAACGCTATCACTAACTGGATTAGTTGAGTAAATAGTTTTTACGCTGTAATTTATTGTTAAATTTCTGCTGGTGGAATTAAAATTGAGGTCTAAATTAATGACCTCTGTAACTCCATCAGCTTTTAACATAACTGTTCTTATCTCTTCTCTTAGTGGTGCAGCTTGTGATCTTTTGGTTAGTCTATTTTTCCAGTCAACGCCTGCTTCAATATCAAAAAAACAATCTCCTTTCCATTCTTGAAGTTTTGTTTTTAGATTTTGAATAAGTGCTAATTGACTTGACTTGTAAGATGATTTACCTTTTCCAAAAGTCCAATCGTTATTTGCGTCTATTGCTCTAATTATCATTTTAATAAACTCCCAACTCTAGTTGATAAAGTTGCTAAATCACTAGCGGTTGTACCATCAATTGGAAGCAGTCCAGAAATGGGGTCAACTGTCTTTAAATTAGTAATTATTGTAATTAATTCGTCAATAACATCTTTTAGATTCTCTGCTGTATTCTTTAGTTCTAGTTTATCATCTACCACAATAGAACCACCACTTGAATTTAGCAAGCTTATTTTTGTACTGTCAAGAGAAATCTTATTATTTAAGTAATTTAATTCTGTTGCCTCGTTATTATAGTCTGTAATAAGATTAATCTGGCTCCTAATACCAACTAAAGCAATGGCATCCGAGAAATCATGAGCCCTCAGTGTATTAGGGCGTTGCACCAATCCATCAACTAACCAATTATCTAAATCTCTGTCATTAAAAAACACTAAACAAGTATCGCCTTTATTAATAGGAATAGTTAATCCACCATTAGCACCTTTATTAATAATAGTTGGGCATTTCTCCAATAGTGAATAATTAGTTAATATTTCGCCATCTGTTGTATTTCTAACGGATTTATCAACTAGCTTTATGTCTGCTGTTTGTTCATCTGAATAAAATGCCTCAACAATACCTACTCTATGGCAATTAAATTCATACAATAAATCTTCGATAGCTCCGTCAATTACATCTTCTAATTCTGGCTCTGTTCTTCTTCCTTTGCTCATACTCCTTTTAATCCTCCTAGTAATTTATTGCCAATAAATAAATTTAATGCTGTTTTGCAGTCTCCATTGACCGCTCCCGATATGACACCACTATGTCTTAATCCCATAACCTTATATTGACCGTCAAACTTTGGGTTAAATTTTGATTGAACTTCTGCCAGTTGTCCAACTTGTATTCTTGGCTCAAAAATCATATCCATTACTAGGTCCGTGCCCTGCCTCTGTGGAGTCCCTAATAGTCCTGAGTCAGCATTTATTAATGGCACTTTTCCGCCTGTGGTTTTTATATATTCATTTTCATTTAAGATATTAACTTTCTCAAGATCAATAAAAACCTCATCCTTGTAATTCTTCTTCAATAAGTAAAAGTTGTTGCCATTCAAGGCTGTTGATGTTTTGGATGCCCCTTGAATATCGCCAACTTTACCTTCTGTTGTTCCAGTTATGCCTGCTATTATGGTTTTAGCTATATCTTTAAAGCTTGTGCCGCCTGCTACTGTCTCATTTATATTTGAGTTATAGGCACCTAACGAGCCATCTTGAGCGTTAATATAGGTTATAACATCTGCACCTTGTCTATATGAATAAGCTTCAAGTAAATAGCCTGTAAATATTGTTGATAAATCATCATCTCTATTTAATGCAGTTTCGTACCCAGCTTGCAAAATAACTTTCTTTCTATTACCTGATACATCATTAATGCTAAACCTATTCTGAAATATTAAACTCCTGTTAGTCTCGCTAAGGTTATAAACCCTAAAAGTCGCACTGTTTAAACTGCTCTGCGTGCTTCTAGCGACATCTAGCTCTAGGGTTAAAGGGCTTCTTATTTCAATAGCCTGCTCTTGCCCCTGTGCTGTGTTAATTTGAACTGTTAATTTATATCTTCTTTGGAACTTCATTTGTTATAAAAATCAGTTTCTACTTGTTCAACCTCTGCCTCTGTTAATAAAAACATTCGCACCCTATCAGTTGAGAAGTCATCAATAAATAATGGTTCGCTTAAATCATCTGTTAAAATACTAATACCAAAAGGGATGATATTTTGATAACTTCTTAATATATTCGTCCCAGTTACTAACCTTGCACCATTTAAGATAAAATCCCCAAAAGTAATATTATAAAACCAGCCTTGTTGTTGATCGCTATATTCAAGCACTAGCTCGAAGTTTTGATTGTCCTCTGTTACAACATCAAATCTTTGTTTTGGATCTTGTGATATTTCTGTTATCTGTTTCATCTGATTATTAATTAATTTTTAAAAAAGATTTACCGCCTTCTTTTAGATCAAATAAAACTGATGAATTCCTTTGTGTCCCATTTGCCGTCCCTTGGTCAACTTCTTCTGCGCTCTGATTCGTTAGTCTGCCTTGGGTTTCCTTAATGTCAAAATCAACTAATTCAGTTGTTGTAATTCTAAACTCTTTTAATGTTACTGCAAAATCAGTAATATATTTATTATCTCCTTGTGTTGTGATGATGTTTTCAATAGCATAATCACTTAAAAAGCCAAAAGGTGTTTCAACTGAAACAAGTTGTTTAGCACTATAAAGAGCTTTAAAGAAATTGTAAGCTCTAGCTTGGTTGTTATCTGGTGGATTTAATTCTTTGTATGCTTGATATAAATCAACCCCTGTTCCTATTGTTTGATCAATTGAGTCAACAACACTTACTTTATTAGCTTCTATTGTTCTATTTAATTGTGTCGCAAATCCTGTTACAACTGGAATATAGCTATTAATTATTGTTAGCTTCTCCGCAAGCTCTGTTACTTCTGATTTAGCACCTGCCTGTCTGTCTACTAACTCACCAACAAAACCCCTTAATGTAAATCTTTCTGGCTTTATAGCAATATGATCTTGCCTTGTTGAATTGTCTTCTACAAAGTGATCCGTTATCTCTGCTTGTAGCTCTGATTTATGTTCTTCAAAAATATCAAACTCAAAGCCTGCAATGCCTAAGTTTACAACTGGCGAGACAACATATTTATTTACTAGATTGTTTGTTATTTCTGCTGTTTCTAGCGTGTTAAAATCTTTAGTCATAATTTAATAATGTAAAAAGTTTTGACATTTTAGTTGACTTTTAGAAAGTCTAAGTCAATAATGTAATTTTTAATGACCAGAAAACAAATGTGTAAAATACAATTATTTCATGGCAGTAGTACTATTCATTCAAAAAACCTGAATGAATTAAAAAAAGGTGCATGGTTTACAACGAAACTGTGGCATGCCTTTAAGCTAGCTGAAAGAACTAGCAAAAGAGACGGTGGCAACCCTTTTGTTATTTGTGTAGAACTTCCAGAATCTCTGATAGATAGAGTTATTGGAAGGGATATACCTAATTATAGATTAAGCAAAGATTATAAAGCTTTGCGAATCTGTGAATATTATTTAAATAAAATAAACTTAACATGAAAAAAATACTTATAACTTTATTATTTTTTGCGTTTTATTGCAATAGTTCTTTTGCCAGAACATCTTTTGATGAAAAGCTGGCTAAACTAGATGAATTAATTTCACAAGATCGATATACACCTAAACAAATGCAAATACTTATACAGATGGGTAGTGAAGGTTACACAAATTGTTTCCAATCGTCAACTGGTGCTATATGTAAATTTAGCGACCAATTCTGCTTAATAAAGAATAATAATGGTTTATCCCTTAAATGTCTAAAAGAATCTGATTTAGATGAATTAATATCCGCTATTTAATGCCATTACCTTGTGATGCTTGCACTCTATTTAAAGACTCCTGATTAATTATCCTTAGCGACCTTTGCACCTCTTGACCTGTCTCTTGAGGGCTTAATCCAGTAATATTGATATTATTATTGTTGACAATTCCACTACTACTAAACTCTGGTTTCCTAAAACCTGTGCTAAGAGCTTTTCTATTAGCTCCCAGAAGTTCACCCAAGAATTCTTTGCTTCTTAATAGAAAATTTCCTATGCCTTGACCACTTTCTGTTTTATCAATTTTTTCTGCAATAAATCTACCAAACTGTGGTGCTTTTGAAAGAAAAGTTAAAGCCCCAACTATAGCAACCAATGGATTTGCTAAAGCAATTGCCGCCGTTGTCATTAAAATCATTGCATTAGTTATACCATCCATGATGCCAACAATATCAGCATCCCCAGCGAATACATCCGCCAGATTAGGTAAATCTTCAAATGCTTTTACAAGCTCACCAATTATACTATCACCACCAGCCCTAAAGACTGCAATATCATCTAGTAAAAGAATAATCGCCGCCAATCCTGCTAGAAATGGAGAAAAGCTCAATGTCAAGAATGTAAAAGCAGTTGCTAATATCTTAATGCCGTTTTCCATGCCAACCAAGCTATCAATAAAAATTTAGCAAATCCCCTTGCCATTCCTGCTATGGTGTCAATAATTGCTTTGCCGTTATCCTTTATCCATTTAAAGAATTGTTGAACTAATTTATTTAATTCTGGCGCAATCTTTGCGACTGCTTGATCTTTTAAGGCTTTAAATCTTAATTGTAGGGCTTTAATTGATGTTCCTACTTTATCAATATCCGCCCTTTGTCTTGGGTTTAAAAAAGTATTCTCACTTAATAATTCAAACTCTTTCCTGCTTAACCTAAGTAAGTTAATGAAGTCTGGCGATAAACCTATTTGACTAATTAGATTAGTAGCAGTTGCAGGGTCTAAACCCTGAATAGCTCCCCTTAATTGTTCTATTACTCCAAAAGCATCTTGACCAGCAACATCAACGCCTAATAACTGGAATGGTGAAATGTCACCCTGTCCAATTCTTATTGCTGCTATATTCTTCTGAACATTTCCTATTGACTGGGCTATTTGATCAGCACTCAATGCAAGATTAGATAATTGCCCTGCTTGTTGGAATTGTTGAAGTTTTTGGATTGATAAGCCTGTTTGTGCATTAAGATTTTGCAAAGAAACAACGCCTTTTAAGGCACTATTAATAAACCTATCTAAGCCAACTACTGCACCAGTAAAAGCAGCGGATACTAATAAAAGATTACCTCTTAATGACTTAATGCCAGCATCAACTTTATTGATCTGTTGAGTGTCTGCTTTTACGCCTAATTGTATAAATAATTCACCTATGCTAGCCATTTTTATTTAAATTATGATATTCTTCTTCATATTCACTACAAAAGCCTTCATATTCCATCATCTTTAGAACCCAAGAAATATCCATTTTATTTATAACTTCTGGATTGCCCCCTCCGTAGCCTGCCTTTGCTAACCTTAATAAAATAACTTCTGCCTCATCAGCATTAATTTTTATTTTTGGCTCTCTTGGCTTTTCATCAATCGGAGTCCGCTCAATTTTGAAAAGAGGGTTTTGAAAAAAGGGGCAAGGTTCACTTTTAAGCAAGCAATTACTATATGGTAATAATCACCTCTTGCATCCTCTGAGTTAAAAGTTGATTTAGTTATTTTCTCGCCGTTATAAGTTGATCTCTTTAAACAGTTAAATATTTCACCATTAACTTTTTCGCTAACATCTAACGAAATAACCATGTCGATCAACGAATCTAAAGCCCCACTTTTAACAGCTTTTCCCATGTCGTCTTTTACACCTGATAGTAATTTATCAATATCAATTTTTGATATTTCAACTCCGCTATCTTTTATAGCCCCAAGAACCGCAACACGCAGTCTTGAGGACTCTATAAAATCAGCCATGTTAATAATTACTTCTGCGCCACTTTCTGTTTTAAATTCCATTATAAGCTTCTAGGTGAGTTAGTAAATTTAATGTTGTAAATAGCTAATGATTGGTCTGTGTTGCCTTCCACATTAGAAACTGTCTCAACTCTTTTTGAGAAAACGCCACCAGATAAATCATAAATGTCGTTGGTTACATTTCCTAAGCCATCACCAACTTTTTTAATTACTTGGCCAGTAATAGTTACAAATCCAGAGAAATCCGCCTTCATGGAAATTAACCTAGAGTTTAAAGTCTTATCGTCTTTAGAACCCCTTAGAACTCTTAGAACTAAGTCAGCTTGATCGCCTGTTTCATTTAATGCAAAAATAGAATTGCCGTTTTTACCAGTCTTAACACCAACTAATTCATTAGGATAAGTTAAAGACCCAACATCTCCATCCCCTAAATCTATTAATGGTATACCATCAATAGATATTGTATCATTACCTGTTAAACTTTGAGTAGCCATAATTTATTTAATTTAATGTTAATATTTATCTTTCGATAATAGCACTTACAGTTGAAGAGTGGATCGCTCCGCTTTCTTTACCTGCAATTTGTATTAATGGAGCTTTTCTTGCATCTCTATCAACTTGTGATTGCTGAGCTATTGGCTGGCTATATATGTAATACCCTTTGTCAATAATGTTACGCTTAAAGTCTTCTGGATTGCCAAAAGTAGACCCGTTCCATTCGTTGCCAGCTCCAAACATTTCATTTGTGATTGCCCTATCGCAAACTTTAGCATAAGCACCTTTTAAGCCGTCCATTCCTGTTTCTGTTTGAGGAATTTTAGTGTTAGTTTGTTTTAGGTAATTAAAGCCTGCGACTTCAAGAGCTAATTTAAACCAGATAGCATTATAAACACTATCAAAGTATTGATTTGCACCATTTGAAACAACAATAGGTAAGCTTTGAACATCACCGTATAAATCTGCGCCTGCTGTCTTTGCTTTTTCAAATATTGTTTGAGTAATTGACTCATCAGGAACTACATTAGCAAGAGCCTTTAAGTTCATTGTCATTGTAGTATTCGACCCTGCGAAATTAACACTAAACCCACGCCCTGCGTATGAAGCCTTAACTAAATTAGCAGTTGAAGGGTCAGAATAGTACAAGCATCTAGTCTTAGTTTGTGTTGAATCTTTAACGATTGAACAAATACCAGTTGTAGGCTCTAAATCTTCCGTACTAGTGAATTGATGCACAAACATCATATCTCTTGATTGAATAGCTGAGGCAGTCAAAGTAATTACTGCATCTTCCATTTCTAAATCTGTAATAACACCTGTATAGCTTACTTGTTCCTCCGTTCTTACAATTGCATCAACTAAACTTTCGCCTTGTGCATTATTGCCTGCTATTGGCGTTCCTGCTGCAACATTGAATAAGCCTGCAACACTTAAATCTGTACCAGAACCAGCTGGAAGTTGAACCAAATCTATTGTTGAGGCTGTACCAACCTTTTTGGAATCAAGATCAAATCCTGTTGCTTTGCTAGTTACCACGACATCAGTTAATTTACTTTGTAATATTTGTGCAATATCAGCAAAGCTAGACGCATTAGTAAAATCTAAATCAGTTAAATCAATATTATTTCCGTTTAGAACAACTCTAATGTCACCATCTGCAACCGCTTGTAAAGCCGCTAGATTAGCTGTTATATCTGTACCCGTAAAAGTTCCAGCAATAGCACTAATTGAGTTTACTAGAGGTATAATAACAAGTCTACCCTCGCCACTTAGTATGTTAGGGCTTTGAGCAAAAATATTATTCGCCATTGCCGCCGTTACTGAATTAGTGCCATAATCTTCTGCAACTGCTTCTGGTGTTACATAAATTCTGAACTCATCTACATTATTTGGTGTTTCGGTAGTAAATAATCCTAGACTATTAACATTAGCATCTGGCAAGCCTGCTGGCGTGTTAGTTACTGAAATATTAATAAAATTTACAATATCTATTGACATATTATTCTATATTAATTTGGTTAGTAAAATTATCATAATAAACCGTATTGGTGGTTTTACTATAATGAGCCGTTAAAGTAACATTAGTAGCAAATCTATTTAACATTCCCGCACCTTCCAAGGAAGATAAATTGTTAGAGTTGTTTTTTACTCTTGCAATCTGGAACTGGTAAAGCCCTTGCTGATCTTGTGAAAAATCAGAATTAAGAGACATTGATACTTCATGCCTTCTTAATCTTGCCTCATCATTCTTTGACATAAGATTTACTATATAGTTTTCTCTTGTCAAAACAGATATATTCTGTTGCGCCCCATCTGTTCCCGTTGGAGCTGGGATAAACTCATTAGTATTTGAGTAATCCTCTTCTGTTCCATAATCTAAAACTACAAATAAACCGCTTGTTTCTGGAATCTTAAAATCTTGGTTATAAATCCAGATTTGATCATCCGTTAAATTCATGCAATCTTTTAGAATATCACCTATTATTTTTATTGGCTCTCTATTCATAATTCTTAACTAAATGATATTCATAGTAGTTATTTAAGCTGTAATCCTTTTCAAACATGACCTTATATTGTTTACCTTCGTACTCAATTAAGTCATTTGTTTGTATTTCTACACTTACTCTTGTATGTATCATTAACCATTCCCAGCTCCTCATTTCTAAGGGTTTTATTTGTAAAGCTTCTGCCGTCAATGGCTGTACAACACCTTGAAAACTTATATTTTCTTTACTTTCTACGGTTACATAATCAACTATTGATTGAGTAACTTTAATCATTGTTATTGGACTTTCCCAGCAATTAAAAGCAGTTTGTATTTTAGGTATTGGCATTAATAATCTTCTTTATTTAAAGTTATTCTGTAAGCTTTACCTTTTCCGCTTCCAATTTTTATACCTTCATCTCCTGCTAGCTCTAGGTATTCAACTATAAAGTTCCAAAACTCCTCATTTTTTGGCAACTCTTCTTTTAATTTATCTTTTAATGCGTCTTTTAATAAATTTGTCATTTAATCCCCTTTTTCTACTTTACTAATTACTGACCTCCTTAATTGTGAAGTATCAATCAAAATTTGTTCGCTTCCTTTTGCATCAATTGTACTTTGCGCTAATGGTTGCCATGTTCCAAATCCACCACTTTCAAAAGCTTCTTGAACAATAGCCTCACCAGCAATACCAATTAACTCAAATATCTTTTCTGCCCCACCTTCTTTATCTATATTAGCCTTAATAACCTTGTTGGCAGTTGCTAATAATTCTTTTCTTTTTATCTCAATAGGATCTTTTAAAAAAGACCTTCTTGGTTTTCCTTCGCTAATTACGCCGAATTCATGCTCTGCGCCAATTTCTGCGTTTGTTTTTCCTCCATCACTTCTTGCATTATCACTTGCAAATATCCCTAGTTTTGCAACTAAGTTTGTTTTTAAGTTCTCTTGTAACTGATCTAATCCTTTTAGGTTAGATGTTACTTTTACATCACTTGGCATTACGGCGTTGTACAACCTTTTACGGTTGTAATATTACCTGTTAATCTTGGCAAAATCATATTAAGGTATTTTCTACCATAACTTGACCCTGCGTAAAATCCTAATATCGGATCGTCTAATTGCCATTGTGGTATAGAATAGCTTTCAGATACATTGCCAACACTTCTTGAATTTACCAGCCCTGCTTGCGTACCACTTTGACCGCCCGCATTTAAATCATTTACTAGATAATGAGCTGCTAGATACAAGTAGCCTAGTATAATATCAGCATTATCATCAAACAAAGCATCATTAAAAGTAATACATGCCTCTGCGTAAGCATTAGTAATATCTAAATCACTAACTAAGCCTACATTACTAATCTCTTTCCAATCATTTATATTGGTTGGGAGGTTTCCTATAACCCCATCATTTAAGCATTGGTAAAACCTCTTGTTGACATCGTAAAAAACTTGGTCACCTGTATTATAGGTAGAACC